TTTTTGTTTAAGAAAATCTTTTATTATTGCAGTGTTTTTCTTTGATTTATCTGGATTTTCTATATCTAATTCTAAACGATCAGAGGTAATAATTTCTCCTTCATCATTTCTATAAGATAATCTACCAGTAGTTAATTTTCTTTTTATAGAAGAACCACTACCATATCCAAAAGAAGATAATGAACTTTCGTCTCTCGTAAATTTAACATCACTCCCTTCTAATAATTTATTAATTTTATCACTACTTTCTCTTGCATCACTTTTGTAGAAATCATCTCCAATTAAATCAGTTACAGTATCAATCGAAAACGGATCAGAGTCTATTTTTGCTTCTTCATCTAATCTTTTAAGATTGTATTTATTTACATACTCATCAAAAGAAATACCAACTTCATCTGCTCCACTTTGGATCTCACTTTGACTATATGTTACACCGTTTAATTCCCACATATTAATAAATTATAAAATTATGTTTTATCCTTCTTTTTCTTGGTGAGGTAATTTTTTTTCACTTAATTGACTCATAATGTTATCTATAATTTTCCTACTTTCAGCTGAATTTCCATAATCATAAGTTTGTTTTACATAAGCTGCAATTACAGTCCTCAGTTTAGCGCCTTTTAACTTTATATTCTTGTAACCAGTAATAGCTCCTAATCCTTGGCGCATTTCCCCATCTTTTCCGGGTGTAGGTTTTCCTCTATCTTTATTAAAAATTAATTCTTTAGTTTCCTTATCATATTCGACATCACTAATTGTCCCAAGATTTGGTAGATTAACACCAACTAAAAAGTTATAACCCTTATCCTTAGCGTTTTTAAACATATTAACGGTATTATTAATTTTTGTAGTTTGTGATTTGTTGAACTCAGGTCCTGCTGGTGGTTGTTTCTTATCAATATCTGATTGAACTTGAGTTTTAAATTCTCCACCTTTGCCGGCAAAAGTCATACCACTATCTGTAGTATATACTTCATAATCATCAGTAGTTACTTCTTCTCCTGCATTATTAATATAAGTTAATTCCCCTGTAATAGGATCTTTAGAAGCTGTAATATATTCATAATTCTGTATTCTATCTTCTAAAGCAAAACCTACCATATCTTTAATAAATCTTATTTTAGATTCCTCACTTAGTTTATACACCCCTTCTCTAACAGGTTCAAGAGGTTTTCCCTTAGGTACAAATTCTAAATATGTAGCATTTAAGTCATTAAAAGAATCTCTATTATCTACAGCCTCAGCCATACCGGTTGCCTCTGCTTTGTATCCAGTAATAATGTTTTTTACTACAGCATCTGTATTTACTGTTCTAATATAATCTTGACCTTGAACCTCCTTGGTGTCTTCATTTATAATATCAATAACTTTAATAGTTTGGTTTAAATATGCATTATCAAATTTACCATTTTTTTGCATACACGAATCCTCCCAAATTTTATTAAATCTTGTAACTACATTGTCAATTTCAACATAATCTTGATTTAATGTATCCATAACATTAAAATCTTCCCCTCCATTTATACTTGCAAATATTTGATCAACACCATCAATATCTTTAAATTTATATTCCACTGTAGCAGGTTTACCATCTCTCATTAAATTACCAACTATAGCTTGTTTACGTTGATAATTTAAATTAATTTCTTTAGACCACTCTGAAGCATCACTTCCTGTAAAAATACCACCAGGTTCATTTGTAGTAGCTTCTGAAAATTTTTTCCCATCAGTTGTTTTCCATTCTTGTATATTTCCAGCTGATAACATAGATAACCTTATTTTATGTTGTTCTTTTTGGATTGCGGCAGAAATTATAGCCCTATCTTTTCCAACAGCATCTTGTAATTGTGCTTCTAATTCAAACTTTCTGTTAATAGCTGCATCAGTCATCTTATACCAACTTTCAGAAAAAATATTACTTTTTTGAATATTAGAAAAAACTTGATCTTTATATTTATTTTGTTCGGCTACTTCTTTTTCATGTTTTTCAGCAGCCTCTTTAATTTCTTTATTCTTTTTATCCCAATAAGTATTTATAGCATTAGCCGTGGTTGTGCCTAAATTTGCTATAGCATTAGCTATTATTGCGCCTGACTTATTATCGATAACTGTTATTGGATTTTCATATGCTCCCATATTATTTTATATTTTTAAATTCTACGTCTATCTTGCTATAATCAACGCGATCAAACCCATCATTACCTTTTGTTACTGCAAAAGATGGAATTTCATCAGACATAACACCTTGAAATATACCTTTACCAAAATAAATATCTTTATACTCAAAACTATATATTTTTAAACCAGATGGAGATAAACCTATTAATTTTATAGATGTTTTAAGTCTACGATCAGAAGTAATTTGAACCTTTGAAAGATCAAACTGGTATGGAGTTGACGATGGTTTCGCTGTCATATTTGTCATAGCCCCACTACCAACTACACTAGCCCCAATTTGTCCTACTGCAGATATACCACTCGTTATAGCTGCTGTAGCGTTTTGACTATGTGCCGTTTGCGCTTGTTGTTGTCCTGTTAATTGAGCACCTAATCTATTAAGTTTTTGCATATCTCTACTATCTTCTTCTCGATACATAAACTCTTTTCCTTGAGCTTCTGCTTTTTGTACTTTTTCTGCTTGACTCATTTGAACATCTTGCATTCTTTTAGCTTCACTCATTTGAATATCTTGAATTCTTAACTCTCCATCAATTCTAGATTTTTCCATAATTTCTTGATTCCTAGCTTCTTGCTGTTCAATATTAGCACTAATTCCTTGTTTGCTTTTTAAGGCCATTTGAGCTAAAGCTGTTGCGCCACCTGCAGATGTTCCACTAGCTTGCATCATATCTAAAGTATTTGCTAAAGCTATATCAGCTTCAGCCGCTTGCATTTCAGAAGCTTTAGTAGCTACAGCTAAATTCATTTTAGGTGCAGAGGCCATGCCACTAAGATTACTAGCCATAGCCGATAAATCAGTTATACCTTCAAAAGGATTTATAATTGTTGTTCTATTCTTCTCTTCAAATGCTATTTTACGCTCTAACTCTCTAGCTTTATCTCTTGCCTTTCTTGCTTTCTTTTTTTCTTTGCTAGATTGCCAAATAGAAGTTCCAATAGATACTGCGGCTGAAATGCCGGCTGCCCATACAGTCATAATTATTTATTTTTTATTTGTAAATTTTTTTTCATAGTTTCAATGCTAATTTGAGGATCATCAAAATCTTTAGCTACAATTTGTTTTAATACAGTTTTTACAGTTTTCTTTCTAGTAGCGTGTACTGTTATCCATATAGTATCCTCTTCAGTATATATAACTCTTTTAGTTCCTGGTTTGGTAATTCCATTATGTGGCGCTTGTATATGTTGCATACCGTTTTCTGTTAATACCCTAACTTTCCCTTTTTGCACAAAATAAGCGTGTTCTTGCTTATGTATACCTGTAGTAATAAGTTGACCTTTGGGCATAAATATCTCCCGTATATATAAACCATCAGAGAACGTATGCTTTAGTGGGTTTATCCTATTTGCTATTTCATCTTGACCTGGATTATTAGGATCTCCATAAGATCCAGGAGCTTCAACGATTTTTTTTTCAAAATCCATAATAGCGTTTCTAAATTGTTCTATTCTTTCTATATCTTTTAAGGTGTATTTTTCCTTATTAATTAATTTCATTTAATTTTATTTCAATACCTTCTCGATCACATCTAAAATTTCACCTTTAGATACTTTTAATTTAAAAGATAGGTCTGCTGTCCATTGATATTTTATTCTACCATCTACATATAAAATTAGTATAGGTAAAGGTTTACCAGAAAAACTTTCTTTAAAGTTAGGCCCTTGATGTTCTATAGTAGCATGGTCTATTCTTATTTTATGTGCCATGTATCTGCTTGGTAATTCTCCACGTGGAATATCGTTTTTTAAATTCCAACTTGAATTGATTTGTAACAGTTGAATGTCTGTAGCTTGACTAAAGCCAAGATAGAAACTCAAGAGTAAAATCAAAGTTAATATATATTTCATTTTATTATTTTTTAATTATTTCATATAATTTTTCATCTATTTTATCTAATTTTTGTGAATTTTCTTGAACTTTTTCTTCTGTGTTCATTATTGACTCACGTATTAATTCATCTTTCAAATCATATTCTGTTCTCGAAACCGGAGGTTCGGGTAAAAGTTTTGCTTCTTCTATTTCTTCTTGTAAAGTATAATACATACCTACTAAAGTAGCCAAAGCCACTCCAATAGCAACTAATGTTTTTATACTAACTTGAAACTTAGTATCTTCGCTTAATTCTGACATGTTATTTTTTTAATATGCGGATTCGACATAATCCGATGAGGCGGCAAATAATTCCTTCATTCCTCCCGGATCCGTTAATGTATCAGTAGATATTTTAACTGTTGCATAATAACCTTTAATACCTGTCATTTGGTTACCAAATATTACTTCTCCTGGTGCGGCTGTACTATTATTAACTAAGTTAGCCATATATTTATTCTCTTTCCTATCAAAACCAGCATGATTTATTGGAGGTATTAAAGCTGTAGTATTAGCTGTAATTGGATTATTATCTAAATTAGCAAATTGATTTCCATAATTATCATATGCTCCTTCATTATAACTATATATAGAAGCAATAGTATCACTAGTATTTGTAGTGGCATATCCTTCAAAATCAGTATTAACTGATCCTATACCTGTTAAGTCAGATATAAAACTTGTAACCTCCCATCCGTTACTACCTTCATAATTAATTGTTTTAAATACTTTGGAAAGACTAACATCAGGGTTAAAAATAAATTCTATAGAAGAATCATTATTTAAACCATAGAAATTACCTCTTGGTTGGGTGGCAATATAATGTTGATATAAACTTGCACTATCTGTAGCAGCTGTACTTGATGGACCTGTAGTATAAAATTTATTTTTTAAACTTAACATCATGCCTGGTTTGTAAGTATACAAACTTGTCCAGCCCTGTATGTTTTCGTCAAAAGATAATGTTTTATAAGGTACTAAAGAACTTTCTGGTTGAATAGACAAAACATATTGTTTATTATATATATCCCAACCACCAGTTAGTTTACCTTCGCCCATTGTGCCAAATTGATCTCTAAAGAAATCAATCATACCATAGTTTGATATTTCAGTAAGACCATCTTGTGATAATCTCATTACTGCATTTCTATCTTTATCGGTAAAATATTTTCTTCTACCATACACAGCGAAACTTTCAGGATTTTTACTAATTCCAAAATTACCTACATAAGCTTGAACTGTACCTATAACATTATTAGATGTAGTTACGTTAGTAGATCCCTCGGCTGTATATATAATGTCTTTATCAATAGGTGCTCTACTAACTTTTTTCTCTTGAAATATTATTAAATTAGTATCTTCAGCATAAATTTTTTGTATACTACCATTTGCTGGATCTACACTTTTAATTATATCTTCTCCTACAGAAAAAACATTAGTATCATTAATACCTGTTCTGGCATTAAATATACCAGAATAAATCATAGAATTAATCCTTACAGATGATTTAGGATTATCTTCTACTAAATATGCTTTAACTCCTTGACCTACATAAGTATTGTTATACCCTCCTCTAATTCTTGCTTCTTCTACTGCCCAATCTTGTTCATTATCAGGATTACCACCTATAGCAGGATATGTTAAATCCCCTCTAGAACCATTCCATTCTGCAGGTGCGGGATTAGTTCCGTCATTTAAAGTCTTTCTTAATACGAAGGAATTAAAAAATTTTACTTCTACTGTTGCAGCCATAATTTATAATTGCACATTTATTTTTATTATTACCTTGTTAAGGACAAGCAGGAACCCCTTGAAGATACCAATTTTGTCCACCGTTAGCTTTTCCGTTTTGAAAAGCATCTAAAGCTGAAGTAGCTCCATCTATAGTCAATGTTACATAAGTTCCACTATATCCACCTAAATTAACGGTCTGATATGTTGCTCTAGATCCACCACCAAATCCTACAGATCCAATTTTTTCATAACAATTAGAAGCATTCGGAGACCTTACTGTTATTTCACTAACTCCAACCACAGCTGCCGGAGTACCTTCAGCACCTTTACCATTAGTTATATTTTGAAATAACGTATATATACTACAACCTGTGCTAGATGCCGAAGCTAATCCATCTAAAGTTTGTAAAAATTCTATTTTATCATTACCTGTAGCATATACCTGCATTATACCAAATCGATAAGCTGCAGCAGGAGAATTACATTGGTTATTATTACCTCCAGTAGCTGGATCTAAATTAGCTACACAAGGTTCAGCAGTACGAATAATTTTTTTACCCATTTGATCAAATTGAGCAGTCCACCTCATATTTTTTTGTGTCATAGTAGTACCATAAACATAATCAGGAGCAGGACAAGTAGGACACGTCCATAAAGGGGCACCGTCTCTAGTACAACTATTTTCATTTCCCCATTTTGTATTTAATGATGTATCAGAAACAGCTGTATAACCAAACCATTTATTTGTAGCCCCTGGAGACCAACCACTAGTTAATTGAGGATCGGTATAAAATTGAGACACATATTTAAAACCCCATTCTCTTGCATAAACAACCTGATCTATAGATGCACCAGCCGCACTAGTTCTATCATCACAAGCTGCCGTTACTCTATAAGCAAAAGATGCGGGAGCTCCTGAATCACTACCAGAACCATTACTATAAAAAGATACTAATTGAGTTGGATTATAAAAATCTCCAAAACTTAACCATACTCTTTGATTTTGTTGAGCTGTTGTATAATTATCATAAGGAAATGGTGGAGTTTTAAATGGAGTTAATGTTGGTATTTTAGGATTAGTTACAGATGACGAAGTAGTAGGTGAAATATTAGTACCATAAGGATAACGAGTAATTAATCTATATTCCCCAAATCTATCTGGAGCATCTGTAGGAGCAGTACCTCCTGGATCTCTATAAGCTTGATTTCTACCTACAACAAATAATTTTCTACCTAAACTGTTTAATAAAGGATCTACTTGAGTTTCTCTTGAATCCATCCATGATTCAAAACAATCCGCTGTAGCAGGGTCTGCACCACTACCTTCATCAGTAATTGCATTACTTAATTTATCTTTAACACCAGTAGTATAAAATGCTGAACCACCAATAAATTGGGAACCTCCAATTGTTACCCCACTTCCTACGCTATCTTTGTAATATGCATCAGCTTGTGCACCTCCAAATTTTATATCATTACCTTCTATATCTTTGGCTGTCATCCAGGTTGCACTGCTATTTTCTCTATATTGTAAATAAGTGGGCCATATAACCCCTGGTCTATCATTAGGGGCTGAACCATAATTTCCTAATTCAAAATCTACTATTATATAAGCACTACCATTTGTAATTCCTTCAGGAACTGGAATAACATTAGTAGTACAATTACTTCTTCCTGAACTCACTACTGTTCCTAAACCAGAATTTGTAGCATTCATTTCAACTTGTGCATTTCTATTTGAATTATTCCATTGCCAACCATCAGCTGCAGCGCTTGTGGCATAACTTGGTAAACTTGTACCTAGTCCTAAACCACTTACAACTTCTCTATTTATAGGAGGTAAAGGGGTACTTTCTACAGGGTCAGGAGTAGGTGCAGCCCAATAGTAACCAGAAGATTCAGCGGCTTGATTAATACACATATTTTTAGTACTTCCAAACGTACTGTTTAATGGAAGAGTCTCATAACCTGTATTTCCACTTACTTCTGGAGCACAAGTTCCTTCAGCAATACCACCTATAGTGGTTTCGTTAGTACCAGCATCTGTAAGACCTATTTCTAAACTTACTGGTACATTTAATGTATCAGTAGGATCAGTAACTTCTCCACTATTATTTATAACTAATTCTGGAACACCATCTCCTATAGGATCCTGAGATATTATTCTCCAAGTTAAATCATTTTGATTTTGTTCATTCCAAGCGCTTCCATTTACACCTTCAAAAGTATATAAAGGACTAGTACCAGGTTCTACTACAATACCTTCACTTGGGCATGTTATTTCCGGTTTTACATTAAATAACTTTTCAGTTATAGCAATTTTAGTAACTATACCTTGTTGTGAACCACTATCATTGTTTTTTACATCAAAATTAAATGTAAAAGAATCTTTTACTGGAGAGTTTGTATTATAATAAAAATATGTTCCACTAGATATTTGAATAACATAAGTATCAGGTGTATTAACACCATTACCTGCAGTTCTTATTAATTCAAATTTTTCTGTTACATCTTGATTTTCACCATCTGTTACCCAGAAACCTGACGTTGTATCGATCTCACTATTTACTACCATTAACTTTATACCCGAAGCATCTTGAACGTATGGAAAAAATGGTTTCGCTGTATATACTCCATTAGAATAAGTTGCTGTAGGTGATTCGCCGGGTGTTATGTCTTCTGCTAAATTAAATGTCCATGTTTTAGGAGCAGCTGCCATATCTTGATCAGTAGTAAAGTTTTTAATAGCTGAACTACCTGTTTTTATAGCTTCATTTAGCTCTGCTATAGTACCGCTGGAAGAGGTTTCCCAATAAATATCTAATCTTGATTCTACAGGTTGAGTTTCATAAACACTTAACCATGATGTTTGATCATCCGCTACAGCTGTTTTAGCCGAAGTACCAATAGGGTTTGAAGTAATAGATATACGTGCTAAAGAAGGGTTTGATACGGTTTGATATATTGAACCATATTTTATATTACCAGTATTATCAAAAAGATAATTTTGATCTGCAATAGTAGATACTGTGTCAGAAATAGCTATTCTTGTTGCGGCATCTACCGGATTAAATTGATAATTATAAGTAGGTGCAGCGTTAGCATGCGGAGCAATTCTTCCATATAATTGTACAGAACTTCTAAATTGTTTTTGTTCAGGTCCTACTTCGGTTAAATCTCTAGGTACTTTATTTATATTATCATTTAATAAAGTAGTAAAAGAAACTGTATTCACAGGATCAGGAGCATCAGTAGATTGTTGTGCAGCAGTAAGATTAGGATAAAAATTCATAATACTTGGTAGATACACATTATAATATTCTTGTTCAGTTTGTTTAACAACAATTTTATAAGAATACCATCCTAACGGGTTATAATCATCAGACGTTGGATCTCCATTATATAAACCTGGCCAACCTGTACTTAAATTATGTGGTACGTTTTCTTCAACTGGAGTATTAAACAATACTTTTATAGAATCTCCTGGCCATTTTTGTATTAAATTATCAGAAGGTGTAGAACTAGAAATATTATTATAAGGAAAATAAATAGTGTCTCCTACTAATGTTAATTCCCCATCAAGAGCTTGTGTATTGACTGATGACAAAATAGTGGTGGAACTTCTACCATATCTATCAGATAAAACAACTCCTACTTGGTAATTCCTGTTTTGTTTAACAGTATGCATAGGATATTCCCGAGATACCGTTCTTTCTATAGGACGTGGAACTGTAGGATCATTTACGCGAAATACACTATACTTATCACCTATACCTACATTGTAATCTAATGTTTCAGGTGGAGTATGTTTGTTTTGAAAATTACTATAAACTAATCTATTACTAATAATTTCTTGTCCAAGAGCTCTAACTGGAGCTTTATCATACACACGAGTTATTTCACTACTTGGTAATGTTTTATAAGGTTTATCTCCTTGATAATTATATTCTATAACAGTATCGGTTCCAAAATTTTCATATCCATTTGTTCCAACTCGTGGAATTGTATCTACAACCTGAATTTCTAAAGTATCAGATTCTTTATATAGAATTTCAATTTCATCTACTTGCATTGCACTAAATAAAACGTTAGCTGCAATACCATTATTATCTTTGTCTAAAGGTAAAGGTATTTGTAAAAATATATTATTTACTTTATTTTCCATAAAACCTACCACAGTACTTCTGTATGTAGCTTGTTCATCTGTTGTCATACCTACTGGAGTTGTTTCTCCTATAAAATAACCATCTTGTTTAGGTATAAAAGTTGCTTGAGTAAATGGAGCCATTAAAGAATAATTTCCATCTTCAAATTTAAATCTATAACTAAATCTTACAAATTTATCTTCTAAGAAATCAGGATCTCCATTAAATTTTGGGTTATAATTTGGATTTGTTGTAAGACCTGGATATCCAGCGTTATATGTACCACCTGGATTCATAGGAGAACTAGCATCCTCCATACTTGTAACCCAATTATCAGTACCTAAACCAGTACCTAGCGTTGGTCCTGTTATAGGATTTAAGTTTTGATTTAAATAAATTTTTGATCCTGGAGGTAAATCTAGCAATAAATTTACTGGTGTTTCTGCTCCTGGTAATGCACTTCTATCTATTAATTGTATTTGATTACCATTAGAATAACAACAAAAAGCGCTATTATTCGGAATAGCACCAACAACATCTGATGTAATTAAAGCCCCCACTAATGTTTTTCCTACATCCAGTTCATTAGCTAAACCCAGTCTATTATCTGCGCTTAATAATATCAAAGATTGACCAGCTGTAGCAGTTCCAGTAGTTATTGCCGAACCACCATTTGGCCAATATTCTGCAGCCCGTTGTTGATATAGTTCAATAGCTTGAAAAGGTGCATACGTAGCTACTGATATTTGATCTTCATTTGAATAGTAATTTAGAGTTTTAGCTCTATCAATATTTATTCTACGAGGTTGATTTCTATTATCTGTCCAAAACAATATTCCTTCTAATAAATTTACAGATACTATTGGATGAGTTGTAGAAAAATTTAAAAATGGACCAGTAAGTAATAAATCAGTTTCTTTATTTGAAGTATTATGTACATAAATATAATTATTTGCACTTGAAGAGTAATTTAATAATTGAGTATTATAACCAGGGGCTAATCTTTCATCATAATCAGTTAAAAATATATAAATATTATTATTAACTTCATCAGTATATAAACCAATAGTAGTAAGATTACAATTACAGCCACTTAATGTCTTTAAATCCACAAGCTCTATGTTACCTAATACATTCTCTAAAGCGCCTACATCAGCTCCTTCGGATTTACTTACTTGTATATTAATTCCTTCACGATATTCACCATTTGGTAATAACCTAGCATCTAGGTCTTTATTCATTTTGGACTTAATAAAAGAATTTTTAGCTTCTGCCATTTAGTTTAATTTTTAAGCCATTTAGATTTCCCTCTCATTATCTGAACAAACTCATTTGATTTAATATTAGATAATCTTATTTTTGCATTTCTTAATTTAGCACTTTTCTCTCTTTTTAATCTTTGAACTACATATTCTGGCTGGTTTATTCTACTAGCTAAAATAGCATGACTTAAATAAGCATAAACCGCTTCTTCAGCTAATTTAGGAACTCTCATGTCTTCTTCATACCCTAATCCATCTGATATATATTCTAATACTATAACCTTGTCTTTTAAATCACTAGAAAAAGATAACATTCCGTTACGATCATTAATTGTAAACCAACCATTTATCTGAGAAGTTTCTGGTTGCATACCATAACGTTGACCATATCCATAAAACCAATTTCCATATAAACCATATAATCCATCAGATATTAATCTACCTGTTATATCATCTCTTATTTCTTTTAATAATTCCGTATTTTGACTATCCCAACGCTCTTCAGTTATAGATGTTCCTGTTAAATTTCTTCCTTCATTATCTTGTGTAGGTATACCGGCAGCATCTTGAATAGGTTTAGTATAAGGATTAGTAGTTAAAGTAGTTGGATATATTACATGCGTAACACCTAACTCATCCACCCATGATACATTAACATAATTAACATAATCCTGTGGTATAGGTACGCTTAAACTAGCTGGTATAGTTAGTTCTTGAGATTTTATACTTCTCAATGTATCATAGCTAAATTCTTGTAATGCTCTTTTTGTATGAAAAATAACATCTGTTTTTTTAACACTTGAAATTAATTTACCCGCGCCGACATAAGCCACTAAGAAGTTATTAATTAAATCTTCTACTTTTATATAAGAATAATTATTATAATTATGTTGAGTAACTTTTCCGTAAGCATCTTTATTTCCAAAATTACCTCCACTTTCAGTTAGTAATTGTATAACTACATAAGTACCAACTGCTTGTGCTGGTAAAGTAAATACATTATTTAATACTGTATATGCTGAAGTATATTCAGCAAAAGTTCCTGGATTACCTGTTGCGCTAGTATATAACCTAAAATTATTTTGATTGTAATATTCAGATGTAGGATCAGCACTTCCAAAAGTTATTTCTGTGTTAAAAGTAGCCGTAAAAATTGTTTGATCAGCAGTAGCTACAAACATTTGAGCACCTGCATAATATTGCGAATTAGTTTCTGTGATTAATCCTCCGTTAGGTTGTGCCATAATTTATTAACTTTTTTCATTTTGTTCATTCATCGCTACTTCTTGTGTAGCAGCTTGTACAATTTCAGGATCTCTTATTATTACCCCAGCATATTTTAATACTTGTAATATAACATTAGTTTGTTCGGATTCATGTAGTTCAAAATCTCTAGAACCAGAAGGAGTAGTACTTGCATTATAAGCATTAGAGTTATAAACATATTGACCTAAAGCACCTACGTCAAATCCCCAAATAGGATCTACAGGTTTTCTAATATAGTCTACTTGTATATCTCCGGCGGTATTAATAGTTGTCGGTTTTACAAAAAGTTTATAATCTTCAAATAAATAAACTGGAAAAGTTTTAGAAGGTTTTGTTAATAAGGAATTATTAACATGGTAGAATTCATGTCTATCAAGTCTTTGGAGTTCGACTTCATTATTGTATAATACAGTTCCTAATCTGTAAAAACTTACTTGATTACCATAAGCATCTAAACCAGGTAATGTCCAATAAGTTAAAGTATTATTAGTTCCTGATGGAGTGGTAGAAACATAATTAGCGTTTCCAAAAGTTTTAAATATAGCTAATTTTCCATCAAGATTTTTAACTCTATCCGCATAATCTGTGTCAGTTTGTGGTACTCTTATTTGTTGGTTAATATCTTCAAAATATTTTTCAAATATTTCTAACTGCACTTGAGTTCCTAAATTGTTAAACTCAGTGGGTGTTATATAACCTCTTTGTTCTTTATTCAAGATAAGTAAAACAGTTTGGTATACCGTATTTACATTTATAGCCATCTGTATTTTTTATTATTATAATAAAGGAGGCCAAAGCCTCCCTTATTAATATTATATTAAGAAAGTTTTTTCTCTATTGACTTAAAAACCTCTAAGCCTTCATCTGTTTTAAAGAATTGAGCCATAGCTGAATATGGATGTTCATCAAATGGAACTGTCATTAGTTTCATTTGGTTTGATGCCCACATAAATGTTCTTTGATCAGAACTTAATTTTATTATTCCAGCTTCTGTAGCTTTTATTGCAAAATTTCTTAGTTGTACATTTTCATCATTTGCTAGATCTATGAATAATTTTGGATTTTTCTTAGCAAATACTAATAAATCTCTTTTAATTTCCTTAGAACTCATATCTCCAACCTTAGATCCAACTTCTACCCTTAAAATAGCTTCAGCTTGATCAATATCAACAGTTCTAGCCATATTAAGTGCGTCTATTTCTAATTCTAAGTCTACTAATTCATCTTGAGCTTGTACGACTTCATCTACTTCTCTATATCGTTGTCCTTTTAATGGATGATATAAAGATAATATTTTTTGTAATGCTTCTTTTTCTTTTTTTACTAATAAAGCACCGTCTCTAAAAACAATATGTCCTAAAGTAGATTCTCCTTTTTGTTCATCTTTAAATGGAGAATTTTGATTAGTTGCATATCTAATTTCTCGTTGCTCTCTAGTTTTATTATCGTACCACAATAAAGCATGTCTTGCGGTGTGTCTTGATGGAATTTTATATGTTAAAGGAGTTTTATTACCTGTTAAAACATAAGTTCTATCTTTTACCTCCCAATTATCTTTAGGAGTTATTTTTTCTTTTTTAGTAGGAGTTTTAACCATTACTGGTTCATCTAAAACTTCCTCTTCTTTTTTCATTTTTTTTGCCATGATATAATATAATTAAATAGTTAAAAGTAAAGGTAGGGACATCTAATTTAAGATGCCCCATCTTTACAAAGTATTAAATACCTTTGAATAATACAAAGTTATTAGCAGCTTGAGTTACAAGACATCTTTCTGAAAGGAAGTTTACTTCCATTGCATCAAGATTAGAAGTGTAAGCACCTCCAGCTGATCCAGTTAACCAAGACTTCATACGTCTGTCTTCTGTTTGAGAAGCTCTATAACGCACGTGTAAGAATGGTCTTCTTATATTAGTACCTAAAATTTGATCGTAAACTGTTGAAGTACCTGCTGGTATTAAAACACCTTCGATTGATTGAGTACCTGCAATTGCTCCTCTTGTAGAAGCATCATTTAAGTATTTCCAGTCAGTTTTATAGAAGTCATAAGAACCTCTTCTGAAACCACTAAATCCAAGATTTAAAGCCATTTCTTCTGAGTTTTCAAATAATCCATAAGCTGTACCACCGTTAGCACCATAAGATACATTAGCAAGCATATTATCAAATTCTAATGCAGTTGATCTTTGTAAGAACAGCATATTTTCTTCAATAGCACCTTGAGTATCTAAGTTTTTAAGTATTTCATCAAAGTCATCTATACCAGCTGCACCAGCAAATCCAACTTCTACGTTACCTCTTGATGAGATAGCGGCGAAAAGACCTTCAGTACCTTTAAATCCTGAAGCAGCAGCATTATTTCCAGCAGCCGCCACAGCGATCTCACCTTCAACACATACCATTTCTAGGTAATCTTCAAATCGTAATCTAGTTTCAGATTCTGCTTTTAAGTACCATAGATAACCAGTAGTTCCATCTTCTGTAGCAACTTCAACCCAACCTATTTGAGCCATATCTGATCCGTTTATTGTATAAACATTTCTGATAATAACTGGTGAGTTATTATATTGTTGAAAAGCTGGAGTAATAGTAATTTGTGGTTGTACAGTATTATTTAAAGCTAAAGCTCCAGCACCTGCATTAGATGTGGATGCGCCTTTAACAAATTCTGAACCATAAACGAATATTTTTACTGAAGTACCTAAACCACTTAAATCTGTGCTTAAATAAGGAGCAACAGTTATAGCACCAGTAGCTGTATTAGAAGCTGTTACAACGCACTTTGCTTCGTTGCCATTATCATCTAAAACTACAATGGTTTGACCTGGAGATACTACATTTCTTGTAACACCAGGAGCTGTAGCAGCCGGTGTTGTAATAATAGATGGATTAGCTTGATCGTTAACACAGCCATCATATGCTATATGTAATCTATTTTGCTCTGACCAAACAACTTGATCTGAAGTCAGAGGCATTTCAGCACCTACCATACGTAAGAAACCAGATAGAGTTCTATTTCCATATCTCTCTACTTCTTGTTCATATATTTCTGGTAGATATTGCTGAGCAAAATCATTATTACCATCTGTAAAAGATAGGTAATTACTGGCTAATAGCTGCTGATTAGGAGCAGGAACTATTGAGCCAAATTGTGGAGTTAAAATTCCCATAATTTATTTATTAATTTTTAATTAAACGTTTTCTTTTTTATTTTCAATTTTGAAGAATCAAGCCCACTAATTGCTTTTACTTTTAAACCACCAACAAATATTTCTCCAGATGCCGTTTTACGTGGCTCTAAATTTATATTTTTTGATTTAGCCATTGTATCTTTAATCGCGTCGGTTTTACCTTGCTCATAAAAATGATTAGCTATAGTATCAGCATTTTGTGCGGCATATAAAGCTTTATGATATCCTCTTGTGTCTTCTATCTCTCCTTTGTCATTTAAGAACGTCTTAATAAAGTTCGATATATCACTTTGGTTATCGGCAACAGTTGAAGGATCTTTTATTCCGTATCTGAATTTTTTATCTCCTAATTTAAAATCAAAACCTTTGAATTCGTTGTTGAGAAGGCTTTTTGTTTCAGTTACAAATCTTTCATGTTTAACTTCACCTGCTTGCTTGTCTTCGTTATAGCGATTGAAAAAATCCATAGCTTTTTGTTGTTCTTGAGTAACACCGGGTCTCAACTTGATTTCGGCATAATATTCTTTTTTAAGATCTTCCAAAAAGTTTGTGGCTTTCGCTACCTCTTCTTTATAAGCGAGTTTTTTCTTTTTTATTTCTCGCTCATCGTCAACCTCTTCATCATATTGAAAAGTATCTTCAATAATGAAATTTACTTCTTCAGCATTTAAATGAGGTTTAGCTTTTTTGTAATATTCTTGTAGTAACAGACCATTGTCAACATTGCTATAATCAGCATTTAATCTAGCGTAGTCTTCAATAGTTCCACCTGTTTCTTTCATGAATTTTACTAATTTTTCTACATTTTCAGGGAGTTCTTGTGTTTTATCTTCCTGTAATATTTTTTCCTGTTTCGGTAAGGTAGTGGTAGTTTTAGTGCTTCTATCCACTCCTGTCTTGTCAGTGTTATCTTCTTCATCTGTAATCTCTTGTATTGGGGAATCAGATTTTTCTTCTTTTATTTCTTCTTCTTTTTTATCTTCAATAGGGGTAATGGACTTTTCGGTGGTATTTCCTCCTTTAGCGTCCATGATCTCGCTAGTTCCGGTTTGTTCGCCCACATCCACTTTCTTTGTTTCTCCGATTGAAATGGCATCTTTTTCTTCTTTTTTAGGTTTACTTAAATCTACCTTTATCATTTTAGGTACTTTATCTTCACCTAGTTGTTTTGGTTTAGTTACTTTTTTTATTTTAAAACTTCCTTCTTCTTTAGGAGGTTCAGACACTTCAGCTGTTGTAACTGCTTTAGCTTCTTCTACTTTTTCTAATACTTTTTCTTTTATTTGTGTTTCTTTTTTTGACATAATATAATAATATAAAATTAATTGATTTTAAGATGGTCCAAACTGTTCTAATCCAAATCCATCTAAATTATCATTACCTGCAGATTCAAAATCTTTTGGTAATAAATCATTTTGTCTTTGATTTATCATTTCACTTTGTTGGGTACCTTGTAATTTAATTCTTTGATCCTTACGATCTTCTATTGCTCCTTCTTTTTGTTGTTGTACTTGGCCTTGAAGTCGGGCTAACTCCATATCATAATTAAATTCTTCTGCCATTAACTGTTTTTTAATTTCAGCTTCTCTTTCTAATTTAGTAATTTCAAATTGAGATTTAGCTTGTTCTATTTGTATTTCAGTTTCGGCTAAAGCTTGTTGTTTTTGTACTTCTGCTACTGCTGCTTTTTCAGCTGCTTCAGCATTAGCAGCAGCTTGAGCTTCTATATTTTCTAATTGCTGTACTCTTTCTAATTCTTGTTTTTTCTTTTGACGAGATTTTAAACTTTGATTAGCTAATTTAATATTTCGTATTTCTCTTAAATCTATAGCATCTTCCAATCCAATATTACCAGCTTGTAATGCTATTTGTATATTTTGTTCTAAATTTGTTTTATCTTCCTCTTCGGGTTCTAATTCTAAAAATATTCCAAAATCATGTAAACTTAACTTTTGTATTTCATTTAAAGTATGAGTGTTAAAAGTGTTAATACTCGTCATTAGACTTTGTTGAGTAAGAGGAAATTGAAGCATATCAGAAACTCGCAAACTAATATTTTCACACACCCTTACTGTTAAATACATAAGCGATTGAAGAACATGTCTTGTTGCAGTATTAGAATTAGCAGCAGCTAATTTTTGTAATCCTACTAAGGAATCTTTAGCTGGCATACTACCGTCTCTTGCTTCGTTAAGCCCGGTGACATCTCTTATCATTTGTAAATAATACTGATAAGTTTGAATCATAGCTTGAATTTTAGACATTCCATTCGATGTCTGTAATTCTTGAACTGGAACTTTACCTCTATTTAATTCCCCATCTTGTGTTAAAGATCTTCCAACTATACTACCAGTTTGAAAATACATATTAAGCGCTTCAGAGGGATTATAATTAGTACCATTTCCTAAATCTACTTCAGCAAGTCCATCTACATCTAGATATACTCCATCTGGCACCATTCTTGATAATACTTGTTGTAGTTTTAAATGCGTTAATTGAATCATATCAGCAAAACCTACACTTTTACTAACTAAAGATTCAATTCTACCTTGATACATTCTTGGGGAACTAATAACATAATTCATGTTTACTTTAGTAGTATCACCATAAGGTCTTGTCATATTTTCACTTAATTCCCATTGAAGTAAATTATTAGCAAGACCTAATACTTTAGCGCCGGAATATAAAACTTCAATAGATCTAGAAACTCTATCAAAATTATCATTTGGTGGAGGATTAAAAGTATCGGGTTTTTCTAATGTTTTTTCTAAACCTTGTTCTGTTTGTTTTATTTTAAATACTTGATCTTGATATGTTTTATATTCAAAAAATAAAACTTGAACTTGGTCTTTAGTCTCTTGTCCCCACCACGTGTTTTCTACGTAAGAATTTCTTCCAGGATATTTTTGAATTTCTTCTAATTCACTTTCAGTTAAATAAGGAAATTGCCTTTTAACCTCAGAAAGAGACATATTTTTTATTTCTCCTACATAATAAATATCTTCAAAATTAGGATCATCTGTATATGAATATACTATATTTGCGGGATTAACATAATCTACAGTTACCCCTTCAGATAAATTAAAATTAGTTTTAACACAAGCAATTCCTAAAACAGCTAAATCATATGCTAATCTTTTTTTAGTTTCTTCATATTTATTATAATCTAATACATTATTAATAACTTCTTCTTCAGCTATTTCAATGCTTTGTTTATATGTAAGTTGCATGTAAAGATCTAATTCTCCAGGATCTTCAGGTAAACTTTCAGGATCTGATGATGAATAATAACTTCTTCCTGTAATTTGTGTTAATTGATCTATTTCTGCTTTATTTTGAATATCTCTTAAAGCGTTAGCTGCATAGTTAGTACGTTGTTTAGTGGCAAAAGGATCTTGTGCGTATGATTTTATTTCATATCCTTTATCTGTCATTCCATTAACTACAATATCAACAAATTTAGATAAAATTGGTACAGGTTTCCAATCTAAATTAAGATAAGATAAATCACCATTTATAGCTAATTCATCTTTATATTTTTGAACTGGTTGTTCTCCTCTAGCATATAATCTTAATCTATTAAAATTTTGAAAATTATTAATAAATCTATTTTGACCACTAGAATTTCTAAACCACTCATATTCAATAGCTTGAGCCACTTGTAACCCATACTCTCTAGATTTTTTCTCTTCTTCAGGTACCACCTGATCGGGGAAAGCACTATTATAGTTAATCTTAACCATCTAATTTAGTATTTTTGAATTTACTCCTTTATTATTATATTTTTTAAAACCTAAAGGTACACTTGTTATTGTTCTTTCAGCAGTAGGTCTATATTTATTTTTATTACAAGCCATAATTGCTAATCCAGAACTTATAGACGCATCGTGTAAAGTTCTATTATTAATATTGAATTTAGCCCAATCTTCAAGAGTTTTTTGGAAATACATATCTCCATAATTTTCTCCATTATATCCTATAAAATTTTCAATATAATCTTCTATCGCAGCAGCATGAGCTTGTTTTATATCTTCACTAGAGTTAGGTATTCCACCTATTTCTCTTTCTGTTACAGATAATTTATTATAAATTTTATCAGGTCTATTCATTGAGTACCCGCGGTAACCTCTTCTTTTTAAATAATATAATAATCGAGGTTTGTTATTTTCTGCAAGTAATGGCATTCCGTAAAAAACTAAAGCCATTAATACTTCTTCAAAAAATATTTCTGCAGTTTGTGGTCGTGCTATATATTCTAAAAAAAATGTATTAGGAGGAACATCCTCCATTGTAAATTTTGTAAGACCATGAAGAGATCCTTTTGATCCTCTACCGTCTACTGTACCTGATATATCATAAGGGTCACAACCAAAAGCCCCACAATCATTATTACCAGGATATTTAATTCCATTTTTTACTAAGTATCTATTTTGTAAATTAATTGGAGGAACCCAAGATATAAAAAATCTCCCATTGTTATTAGGAACAAATAATACTCTAGTATCTTTAATCCCACCTTCCCATTGAAAATTACCTTGCGTAACAATATTTGTGTTTCTTAAATCCTCATTATAATCAATTTGTTCGTAAATTTTTGTTAAATTAAATAAAGATTCCTTAGCTTCATCTCTAAAAGCATGTTTTTCAGTTCGTGGAAATTGACGATAAAATTCATTTAAACTATCTTGATCCTCTTTTAATCCTTCAACTTCGTTTTCCCAATGGGAAATGACCCCAATTTCAATTTGTGATCCATCGATCCCAGGTACTGCTTTTTTCGGAGTTTCAAAGACAGGTATTCCATAAGTATTAAGGTATCCTTCGTAGTTCCATTCCATAGGTATGAACAAACTATATAATCCTGAGTTAGTCTGTCCATTACGGTTTCTTTTTGTAACATCTGATGCATCATATAATCTTTTAAAATTATTTCCTCCTTTATCTAAAGCATTTGAAGTAGAACCCATCATACATTTTCCAACTATTCTACTCCCTAATCTTAATGTGGTTTTTGTGACCCTCCAGTTGTTGAGGATGTTGTCGGGCCTCTCCCATTTCCCCGATTCATCGTGGGCGAGAAGTTGTAATTTCTCTCCATCGTACGAGTTGTCCCCGGTATTCTTCCAGTCGATCGTTGTGTCCAATCCTTGTATTTCTTCAACTTTGGTGTTTTCGTCCAACTTCTTTCTCGTAAGTTTGGATGCTGGTACTCTATAGGCAAGTTCTGTTTTGGGCCTGTCCATACCGTCTTGAATCGGTTTGAAGAAAAATGGGTAGTTAACCGATATCGGTACAACTTTATCTGTAAACATCTTTTTAGCATCGGCTCCAGTCTTAGATAAAATTCCGTATCGTGAATCACTGGATATGGTTGCTTGGTGTACCAATTCTGAAGACGCCATGAACGAAAAGCCAGACCGTCTATTTTTAAGGTAGCACATTCCATAACATCTGGTATCCAACTTACAGGCCTCCCAGAAAATGAAGAATAATCTGTTCGATTCCCTAAACTCTGCTGACCCAACATCAATCTTGGTCCATTGCAGGTACATATAATGAGAACCAGTAATGTAAGTAGGATTACCTTTATTGTAGAACCAAAAACCTTCTTCACGTCTTTTAAATTCTTCGTCAATATAATCATACCATTTATTTTTAAAATCAAGAGATCTATCATTCCAATCAAAAACTGTTTTAAGTTTTGATAATTCTTTTGGATAATTAAAAACCTCCCAATACTGTTCATCTTTCTTTTTTGCTCTTTTATATACTGTTTTTTCGAGTGGTAATGCAATCTTTAGACCTTGGATTTCATATATTTCGCCAATTTCTCCAGTTTTACTGATAACCACAATATCATTTTCTTTATCATAACCTTGTTTCCATTTTTTATATCTATTGTTTCTTTTTATTACATTAGATTTAATATGATTAGGTAAAATTTTATATAAAGTTTGTGTGTACATTATCGAGATCTATTTTCTGCGAATCCTTTAAAGTTGTTTCCGCGATTTTCTTCTTTAATCTCTTTTAGCATATTCTCTTCTTCTTCTATACGTGTGAGTATTTCAAAAGCATCGAAAATAGCTAATTTTTTAGTTGCTGCTGCATTTTTTAATCTATCAGCAGAAACATCATCTTCTGAGTCTACTATTTTTTCCTTAGCAACCTTAATTAATTCTTCAACAGCTTTTTGCCCAGCTTGGATTATACTCTTTTTGGTTTGCTTTGTGTTCATATTTAATTACAATATCATTTGATTCCATACAATATAAAAGCTCATTATCAATTACAAATTCAAATTCTCTTAATGGATTAAATCCAATAACATCACCTGGATTGATATTAAGCACTTCTAGTGAACTATTACCATATTTTAGTATACCAGTATTCTTTATAATTTTTTCATCTTCTAATACCGGTTTTACAAAACAATAATTTTCATGAGTATTCCATGTATTGTTTCTATAATACATATAAACTTGAGAAGGAATTGCAAAGTATAAATCATCTTTAAAATATTTACTACTATTTACAGACTTACCTTTCATATTATAATATCTTCTAAATAAATTATGATGAACTATAACTTTATCTCCTTTATTTATAGATGTTTTATATACAAGTGGAACAGACACAACTTCTGCTTCTCTATTTATAAATTTATGATTAGATATACTAGAATTTATGATTAATTCTTTATTATTAATATTAATTTTATTTTTATATCTTTCCCCTATAGGTTTTACAATAAATTGATATAAACTATTCATTAATATTCTAAATCATATTCAACAGATATAGCCATTTGAGAATTAAATTTTTTCCACGGTAATACCTCGTCATCTTTTTTTATAAATATATTATAAGATTGCTCTTCTTCATCGTTTAAAATATGAGAGATAGTATGACCACCATACACTTGCTGGCCTACAGCATAATGCATGGCATCATTTTTATAATCAGATCCAATACTGATTTTTCTTATAACTTTACTACTCACTTTTTTTATCTTCTTCTTTTTTATCTTCTATCATAGTATAACTGCCGTCATCAAGACTAATATTTATACCTCCATATTCTTCTTCAAGTTTTGTTTTAAACTCTTCAGCATCTTGTACAATACCAGCATATTTATGTAACAAACCATGTTTTTGGCTTTCTAAGTATCCTATATCTCTTAATGATTGAGTTATTTCTTCTTGTTGTTTTTTAATAGTAGATAATTGTTCTTCAGTTATTTTTCCTGCAACTTTTTTATTTTTTTCGTCACAAGATGAACATCCTTTTGTTGTTTCTTCTTTGGTCATTTTATTTAATTTAATTTGATTAATAATTATTTAATATAGCGCAATCATTTCTGATGCAGTTGTAGCAGAATCATTGGTATATACTTTTCTAACAAGCATATTTAATGTAGTTCCTGCTGGAATGCTTTGTACGGTTACTGTTTGATTTGGTGGTGCTGCAGCAAATTCTAATTTAATATCTCCAGTTCCACCTACATATAATCCAAAACCACTAAATCCAGGATCAGCTTCATATATTGCGTTTGTACCAACATCAGCACCTGTAGTTGGGGCTTGTAAATCTGTACCAGCTAAAGCTATTGATAGTGTACCTGTTATATTAGTTTGTCCAAAAGCAGTATTTAAATCTGATGTGCTAAAAACAATAGTTTGGGTAGCAGCTCCCATATTTGGACCAGAACCTGGATTAGCGGGTGCACCTGGTGCAGCGCCTTGATTTAATCCATCAGGTCTTGTTTGTACTACTCTTACATTTGTTATTGCTCCAGTAACATCTGTTTCAATAGTGTAGTATGCTCCCCATTGATTATTTTGAGCATTAGCAGCTGAACCTAAAAAAGTACCTCCAGAAGCATATGCTACAACAACCTGAGCAGACGCAACTATATTTGCAGTTGTATCTGAAAATTGTCCTACAGGTATACCAGCCCCTGATGCACCTGGTGCTCTTAAAGTACCAACTGTTTCTATAGCTACTGCATGAGTAGATGCATCAACCATATTTTTTTGATAAAATCCCATTTTTTTATTTATTTATGTTTATTATTTCCGAATACTTTTTCAACTCCACGAGAACCGAAATAGCCTCCAATTACTATTGTAAGAAGTCCAGTGATAGAATCTAAGGGATAACTTAAATACCATCCTATTACATAACTTACGGTTAAAAATATTAATACCAGCGGGCGAACATTAGAAGCTAACCAGGCCCCTGATTTTGCATCTGCAACCCACCTTTTAGTTGTTCCATCTATTTCAGCCTTTTCAATTGATAGTTTTTTTAATGCTATAGCTTTATCTTCAGCAGATAAACTACTATTACCGGATATTAATCCCGAGATTACATTACCTGGTAATATAGCATCACCAACAATTCCTAAGATACTAGGGGCTTTTTCAATAAGAAATTTACCCACCCCAGTATCTTTAAAAGGCTTTTTTTTACTCATTATTTAGTCGTTTCTTCCACTTAATTTTGGAGCTACTTTTTTAAATTGCTTTTGAACTCCACTATATCCAGCACTCCAATCATCAGATTTCCATTTCATTTTACCTTTAAATGCATAACGATTATTACCTGATTCTCTATAATCTACAGTATCTTTTACTGTATTTTTTACTTTATCCCAAGCGCCTTCATGCGTATGTTGATATTGTTTATCGTGATGTAATGGAGTACCATTATAATTTAAATCTGAATCTGAACCTGAACCAGCTCTATCATCAATAGGCATATAGTTCAATAGATTTTTAGCGTGTTTACTCATGAATGAACCACCAGCCATTTTTTTACCTTTTCCCATTTTATTTATTTTTATGTGTGTTTATGTGCTTTTTTCTCCCAACTTAATGTCTTGCTACCTTCTTTCATATTAGCACGAGAATGAATTTGCCACTTATCATTTACTGATTTACGACAATATACATTTTCATCATCATACCAAAGAAGTCCAGATTTTATATCATCAACATGAATTTGTTCATGATTAATAACATCTTGTCTTTGTTTAGGATCTCTTATATTTTTATTTATTAGTATATTCCCATTTCTATCAGCTTTACCTAATACACCTTCTTCCATTTCAACTTCATGAACTGGAGCGGTTTCCACAAAAGGAGGTTTGTTTAATTTAAAAGCCATTAGTTTTTTGTTGAGTATGGGAACATTTTATTTAATGCATCTTTTCGTTGTTGACATCCACAAGGAATATTAAGACCTTCGGAGACTGAATCAACGATGGTCTTAATACCTGTTCTTGTAGTAAACTTTTCAATAGAATCGCCTAATCCTTGGGATTTCATCAACTAGTTATTATGCAGTAAATGCTACAGATCTCCAATACATTTGAGCTGGAGTTCCGGCTTGATCTTTACCTAAGATGACGCTTGATACGACACCACCTGGATTAGCTGTCATAGCTGATACAAGTGCATCATAAACTGAATCTCCATCCGTAATTGTTGGTGCAGCAGCACCTCCTTGATCAGTTGAAGGAGTACATTTCCATAATTGAGTAGCAGCATGAGCGCCAATACAGTGTATATCTAATACATTATTAGATTGAACAACCACTCCTGTAATATCGTCTAAAGGAATAACTACAGCTTTAGGTGCGTTAGCAACGTCAGTTGCAGTAATGTTAAATTTTATAAATTTTGCCATTTTTGTTATTGTTTTGTTATTGTTAATGTTTATGTTTGGTTAGATTTATACAGTTCTATTCTGTTTTACGTTTTAATAGGTTTAGGTTTCCTAAGTTCACCATCAGCAGCAGCATAATCAATAGCATTTTGTTGCATTGTTGCATTTTGAGTTCTGTTAAATAAATGCTTTTTATAACTTCTTTGCATACTTTTAAATTCACTTTTAGTTAAAGATTTACTACTACCACCATAATTATCAAATGTATTACTACGACGTGTAGTACTACCACTAAATCTTTGAGGGTCTTGACCAGGTATATTGATTTGTTGTAAATTCATTTTTTGTACATCTTTAAATGTAAGATTTCCAAATTCTTCTCCACTTATTTTTCTCGCATCAGTTCCCCCAGTTCTTATAAAACCTGCCCAAGATTTATTACTCTCTAAATTTGGATCAAACATACCTGTTCCACTTTTAGCATCTGTTACTGTTTTTTGGCCTGGTTTCCATCCTCCTCTCGAATCAATTATATTAACAGGTCTACCACTGTCACTATATTGAAATCTAGGATCTAATCCAGCTCTAGGATCTTCGTTATGACCGGGTTCATGTGTATGAAAAGGTGAATTACTAATTCCCGTTTTATAAAATGGAGTTTTACTCATTTTAGTGGTGTTTTTTATCGTATTTAATATCTCCAGCTAATTTAGATATATGTTTTTCATCAGCTGTCATGTCTATATCACTATGGTGATGTTTGTTATCCCAAAGAACATCTCTTTTAAGATAATCTATATGTGCTGCATCATCTCTTTCAGATGCATGAACGTTACTTTTAGTAACAGGTGTATGAGAATGTCTAGCATTACCAGAATATTCTCCGAAATGTCCTTTTTCCATATTTATTGTTTTAAAAATTATTTATCTCCTTGTACAATAGCAGTTATAGGTAATTTAACTTGCATGTCTAGGGCTGATTTAGGAAATTTAGATACTTGCATACCTGTTATCCCTGAACTAGATCCTACTCCATGAATACGACCTTCTTGATTTAAAGGACCGTCCCATATATGAGATTCCCCTACAATACCTATTTTCTTTTCTTTACTTGCTTTGTTGTATGCTTTATCTTGATGCATGATTATTTGTTTAATTGTTATAATGCGTTTTCTAGTATAATTATAAATAAAAATATAACTATACCTGCTATTAAATAGCTTGTCATTAGTCTTTTTTTAGTTGTGGATATTTTCTATGTACACAAGCTTTTATTTTATCAGGATTTTTAGCGTTGTGAGCTAATTGAAGAGCAGACTTAGCTCTTTTTAATGTATTAACAGGAAATGTACCTTTTGGTCCACAAAATTCTGATTTATTTACATTAGGGTATTTACCAGCATTTGACATTCCTGGTTCTTCCCTTATTTCTGATATTGTTTTTAAAAATGGTGAGTTACTTTTCATAATTTATTTTTCTATGTATTTTGACTTGCTTTTACTCTCTTTCTTAAGTTGCTATTACTAGAGTTTCTATCACTAGGGTTATTTGTTTGTTTTGCTTTTACTCTTTCTTTTATTGTTCTTGTAGAAGGATATCCGCCGTGATTTTGTTTTAAAGGACTTTTCATTAAAAAAGCTTGACTAACACCCATGGGACGATAATCTCCAGCATTTAAAGCTTCAGTTGTAGATGATGCCGAAGGACCTTGAGTTAAAGTATTTAATCCCGTACCTTGTGCTACTGCAGATACAGCACTATTTGCTATTCCTTGATTAGATTTTTTACGCATCATACTACCAGCTATATTAGCTGCTTGGCCAGTAATACTTTGATTACTACCAGTTATATTAGCTGCTTGACTAGTGATACTTTGATCTGGTAAAAGACCTAGTGGATCTTGAGCCACATCATTTTGTGCTAAAGATTTTATTTTACCTAATGCTCCTTGAAATTGATTTGCTTGAGAATTATTTTTTTTACTCATTCTCATTTGTTTGCCTATACTTCCAAAAGGATTATGATTTAATGGACTTTTACTCATTTTATCTATTTTTATCTTTGTTAACGTTTTTTATTGCGGTTATTAAAACTTTATCTGTATAAGTTTTTCCATGCATAATAGAATTTCTTCTTTTACTTGTTGGAACATCTTCTTCTCCAAGCATAATTCGGTACATTCTTGCTATTAGTTGTCTACACTTGAAAGAAACTTTATAGATATTGTACTTCTGAGTTGTTCTGTTTCGATTTCTCCAAACTACAATCCAATTGTTTTTTATCATTTTGTTCCAGCGTCTATTATCCCAACTGTAAGCATAAGTACCGATCTTAAAATCTTGCTTAGTAAAAAGATCCATACAATCGAAGTATATTAATAGTTCTAAATCCGCATCGTTTAAGTCATTGTTTCTACAAGCCCATTTTCTTATAAGCCGATAGTGTTTTAATAAGTTTAAATCCTTTATAGTACTTGAATCTAATTTTCTCATAAAACAACAACAACATCTTGTAATTTAATAAGAGTAAATTTATCTTTGTTGAATTCAATACCATGACCTGCGTGTCTGTCATAATAAATCACATCATCTTGTTTTAAACCTTTTATATCATCACTTACAGAAATTATAATAGCTTTTCTGTATCTTATATCTTCACGATCTTTTTCAATAATTAGTAATCCCCCTTTTGTTTTATCGGTTTTTACTTTCTCAGGTTTAATTATAATATTATTTCCTATTGCTTTCATCAATTCTTAAATTATTGATTACACAATCTGTTGATAATATCGTTGCAGCTACTGAAGCAGCATTTATCAAAGCACTTTTAGTTACTAGTAAAGGATCAATGATACCGGCTTCTATCATATTAACCGGTTCACCTGTTATTACATCTAAACCTTTACCTTGTAATTTCCCCATTATTTTAGGCAATGAATCACTAGGACATTCAATCCCAGCATTATCTAAAATAACTCTAAATGGAGATTCTATTGCTTTTAATAAAATCTTCTCCCCTTCAGTATTTGTTTTAATATTTTGTCCAGCGTTTAGTAGAGCTATACCACCACCGGGTACAATACCTTCTTTTATAGCGGCTTTTGTCGCGCAAATTGCATCTTCTATTCTATCAGATTTTTCTTTTAATTCTATATCTGAATTTGCCCCTACTTTTACTATAGCTATTTTAGCTGATAATCTTGCTAATCTTTTTTCTAATCTTATAAGATGTGCAGGATTAGGTTTGTTAGCTAATTCTTCTTTAACTGCTTTTATAGCATTTAAAACTGCTTCTGTAGGTTCACCTACTTGCAGAATAGTATCTTTTTCATCAGTAACGGACTTTAAACAACTCCCTAAAAATTCCGGTTGTATTATATCCATATCATCTCCTAGATCTTCATTTATGACAGTAGCTCCTGTAAGCATAGCTAGATCATCTAATGTTTCTCTTTTATTAACTCCAAATGTTGGAGCATTAATGATATTTACTTTTATGTTACCTTTTGTTTTATTCATTGCAAGAGTAGCCATTATTGGGGCTTCTACATCTGCTATGATAAGTAAAGGTGTATTCTTTTTTATAATATGTTCTAAGATAGATTGAATTTGTCTTATATTATCTATCGGAGATTCTATTAAAAGTACTGCGGGTTTTTCAAGTTCTGCAGTCTTTTTTGCTTTATTAGTAATAAAATGAGGATTAGTAAGACCTTTATTATACTGAACTCCATCTACTAACTCTACTTCTGTCTCAGGTAATGAAGAATGTTCCATCATCACAACCCCTGTTTGACCAACTGCTCTGAATGCATCACCAATAATTTTTCCAAGTTGTGGTTCATTATTAGTAGAAATAGTTGCAATTTGATCAATCATATCCCCTTTAACAGGGATACTAATTTTTTCTAAGTATTTAACTACTTTTTTTACAGCTTTATTAATATTTTCTTTTAATTCTCTAGAATTTATATCTGCACTTTTAGCTTCTTCAAGTATTGCGTGTGCTAAAACTGTTGCTGTTGTTGTACCATCACCTGCTTCGCTCACTGTTTTTCTTGCAGCTTCTTTTAAAAGTGTAGCACCCATATTTTCTACAGGATCTAATAAAACTATTGAATTTGCTACTGTAACCCCATCTTTAGTTATAACTGGGGTACCTTTATCATCTTCAAGTAAAACACACTTGCCACTAGCCCCTAAAGTGGAGCTAACAGCTTGCGTGAGTTTATCAATTCCTTTAAACACTTGATTTTGAGCTTGTTGCCCAAAATTAAGATTCTTGACTATTAAGTCTGACATATTAGATTAGATTAGATTTGATTTATTTAAATTTTATTTAAAGGTCTTAACGACTTTAGGACCGTTTAAGAACTCTATTTTTTTCTCGTAATGCTTTACTGAAGCCATTACAGCTTCTTCAGCACCTTCGAGTGTTTCTCTACGGGTTACGTCCATCCACTCTTTAGTTTCAGGATCTTGGTATTCAGTTTGATAAAAACCGTTAGGTAATTGGGTTATTCGCCAATTCTTCTTTTTCGCTATCTGCTTCCAAAGGTTTTGGGTTTTTTCTGAAATTTGTGGTTGACTACTCCACGAATGAGTCTGGTAAAATAGTGTCATAGGTTTTGGTTTTAATTGTTTGACATTTGGTTTATAACTATATAGTTACCTGTTTTTCTTTGTTTTTAAGTGAATTTTTAATTGCACGCTAATTCATTGTATAATTCTGTTACTTGCGACCCTGTTAAAGCAGTAGGAAATACTCTAACTTGATCTAATAATCCTGTGAAAACATAAGAACTAGCACCTTCTCCTTGATCTCCAAATACTCCGTTTCTATAAACTCCACCTGTAGTAAAACCTACACCGGTCGTTTTAGCTGGAGTTCCTTGTTCAATACCATCTACATATAACTTTACATTTGTATCATTACCTGCTAACACTATATGATACCATTGTCCTGTATTAAATGTAATCATATCAGCACCAGGTACCCATTGCCAATAAGTAAAATCATTATTTGAACCGTTTGTTTGACTATATCCTATTCTAAAAAAACCAGAATTATCAGTGTAAATAATTGGATGACCTACTAAGTAATCATTAAACATTTCACTATAAGGTACAGATGTATTAGTAAAATTTGTCCAATTAGCCCAAAATGAAAATGTTCTACCATTATTCCAATTTCCTATAGGATATCCATTAACGTCTATCCTACTAGGCACTGTACCATTAAAACTAGCTGCTTTACCAAATTTTCCAGTAACATAAGGATTTAAATTAGATGCTATTCCGTTATAATTTCCACAAGTATCATTTACATTATCATTAAATTGATACAATGCAGTTGCTGTTGTTGGGTAATTACATAAACATGTAGTAGGTTGACCACTTATATATTCATCTGCTATTTGTTGCCAATCACTACCATCGTAGTATTCTACATAATCCGTTGTTGTATTAAATCTGAATTCACCTTCATTTAAATTTGAAATAGGTCTAACACTTCCACTTAAAATAAATTCTAGAGTTCCTGTACCCACTGAAGTAAATACTAAATAAGAATAAGACCCATCTATAATTGGTGTGGGAGTATTTATAGTTCCAGTTACTGAAAAACTAGTTACATCTGTGGTTGTATATTTGATAATTACAATTCCTGAACCACCATTGACACCATTTGCAATTCCATAAGAACCTCCACCTCCACCACCTGTGTTGGCTGTTCCGGCTGTACCTGAAGCTGATCCTACTTCACCTCCAGCTCCTCCACCACCTGTTGCTGTTCCTCCAGGTGTTGAATTTCCATTTGCACCACCACCACCTCCAGCTCTTTCTATATTTAAAGCTCCGTTGAAAAGAGACGTTGTTGTTCCAGCACCTCCGTTACCTGGAGATCCTGAAGTTGCAGTTCCTCCTACAGAGTTTGCTCCTCCACCTCCACCACTATTATCACTACCTGCACTATCTTCACCATCTCCTCCATTATTACCTTGCCAAGGAGATATTGCAAGTCCTCCAACAGAAGTACCACTATTACCGCTACCTCCACCACCTGAACCTCCCGCAGAACCACCTACGCCAACGTTTTGGCCTGAAGCACCTCCACCTCCACCAGCAGATATAATGGAATCAAAAACAGAATTATCACCGTTAGTTCCATTTACAGTGGCGGATGTACCTCCTGTTCCACCATCACCTACTGTTAAAGTATATGCAGTATTTGTTTGTAAAAGTTTAGAAGTGATCTCTTGATAACCTCCACCTCCTCCACCTCCTGAGGTTACATAAATACTATCAGCATATCCAGATCCACCACCACCAGCAACTATCAAACAATCTACGTTAAAACCCGTAGTGCCTGTAGGTATTACAGTACCAGATGTGTTAGCACTTGATGTACTATCATTTGGAAAATCTAAAAGCTCGGGTGTTGTTATCTTTGTTATTGCCATAATGTATTTATGAAAATGATACAGTACCTGTACCTGCTGTTATTCTTATATATTTATATCCTGTACTCCCAATTATTTGTTCGGGATCTGCAATTCCTCCACCTCCAGCCGTATAAGTTGCTGAATAAACTGATGGATAACGTAATATTATAACTCCAGATCCACCAGATCCAGTTGTTTGTGATATACCCGCATTGGCACCACCACCACCAGATCCTGTATTTGTTACACCTGGAAATCCATTAGTATTAGTAGTAGTTGGACCACCATTTCCACCTATACTAGAACCTCCTGTACCTGGAGTACCACTTAGATAAATACCACCACCGCCACCACCAGCATAATAATTTCCTGTACCACCAATTATGTTTA